GCCATCTCAAACCCGGTGAGCAGGCTGATTGTGGCTGTGAAGCCGCCTGAGACATAGATGGGATAGTACGCGCTCAGTGCGGCAAGGGCCGCGTTGATGGTGGAATAATCACCGCCAGAGCCTACTGTTACGGTGATGTCTGCGCTTCTCTTTGTTGGCTTGGTATCAATTTTGTAATCATGGCTGGTTGTGACCGTAGAGTTATCCGCGCCCACCTTGATCTCAAGCGCCTCTATCGAGTCCTGTAAGTTGTTCCACTTTGCAGAGGTTATGAGATCCGATGATGTCTGGTCGGTGAATGTGTCAATATTGGTCGGGAAATTGGTAGCCATTATATCGCCTCCGTCTGTATTCCTTGCAGATACAGCCCTCCGATGTTGACAGGCTGCGTTATGGTGAAATCGCTCATCTCAAGTTGCACTGACCGGCAGTTGAATCTGAGCAGTCCGTAATTCCTGTCCGACTGCGCCGTGATGGATTTAGTGACAAGAGCAGTCGAACTCCCGTTGCGATAGAATTTGAGCAAGAACGCGGCCTCTGCATCGCTGCTTGCCGAGAGAAAGTATTTCTCCACCCGGATGTTGTTGAACGGGTGCTCCATCACGCACGACAGGATATCGTATTCCGGCTGAGTGCCGTTGTCGTTGACCGTGGCATCGAGGGAGTAGAGATGCCCATCCTCACCGCCCACATAGAACGTATCCACCGAGAACCCGAAGGCCGAGGGCGTTACCCCCGCGAACAGGTACTCGGTCCAGGGATAGCGCACCGTGTCGCCCATCCTCACACCACGTCTGGTATGGGCAACGAGCACCCGGTCGTACCCGGTCAGCTTGAGCATGAATTGCCCGTCAATGGGGTTGAACGCCGCGAATGCACTGTCATCGAAATACTCGGTTATGATGGGGTTAACGGGCGTTCCCGGCTCACCCATGCGAATATCGCCGTACTGCTCGACACCGGAAAGGGCGTATACGCCCGTCCTGTTGGCTATCCATATGTCATTGATCGTCGATGCAACGGTAAACGGAGCGCCTTGCACTTCCTGTAAGAGAACGTGTTGCGCGAAATCGTCCGGTCCCGCTCCAGTTATCTTGGACACATACGGGGCTTCCTTGCGGCCAATGATGTAGAGATCGCCATAATGGGGGATGATCGTGCCTATCGGAAAGTTCTTCGCGTTGTTGTCCACCGCGCCCACGTACCCGGCTCCCCTGGTTGTGGAATAGTCGAATACGGTGTTGGCGTTCGTGAACCGCACCCATCCAGGGTTGTCCGGGTCGAGGAACCACAGCCGGTTCTGCCATCCCCTGCCGAACGATGCCTTGGGCGGTCTTCCCGGCTTCACGGCGATACGGGGGTTCCTGGTGGTTGTGGCGTGCCAGGTACCATCATAGTAGTATTCCCTGCCATTACTCGCCACCGTGTTTCCGTGGACGTTGACCTGGTTGGAGCCATCGCCGCTGTTGTATTCTATCGAGATGAAATACATCGTGGACGGCGACATCTTGTAGGTATTGTCGATGTCGAACACAAACTCCACTTCTTCAGCCGTGGCCCCGGTAAGCGTCGATACGTCGAAATTGCCCGATGTCGTCAGTGCGGTTCCCGTGGGCGCACCGCCCGTGGTGGCGTACAGTTTCGCCACTGCGTTCCCGGTAGGCGATCCGGTCTTGGAAAGCATCGCCTTGACCGTTGTTAGGGGAATCGAGAACCCCGCATCCCAATTTTGCGTGGTGAATAGCGACCCGGCCCTGGTATTCCCTTCGGTGTTCAGCGCAACGCTGGCATCAGCTGTCTCTGCCGTGTAGTCCACCTGGTATGCCGAGGTTCCATCACCGTCATCGTAACAGATGTTGAGCGTGTTCCCGTCCCAATATTTCAGGTACGATGTGTCGAAAATCATCACATACCCGCCGAACGGTGTCATGGTGACATCACCGCTCACCGTTCCTATCAGAACAAGATTGTCGCCGCTCAGGTGGTAAATCTTATAGTTCTCATCTGCCACCATGACGTAGTGCTGGAACTTTTTTGCCGCATCGCTGCCGCCGAATGTCAGGCCAGGCTCATCGAAGTAGTGCTCGTCAAACCTCACGCCGCTTATGTCCACCAGGCCGTTGGAGATGTACTTGATTGCGGCATCATCATCCGTCCCATCCACCGTTACCTTGGTAAGCCCCGGCCTCGTCACAAGATGCCCATCGTCGGTGTACTTGAAGTTCAGGCCCTCCACCAGTTCACCGGCCTCAAGCTGCTTTGCGCCCACGGAGCGATTAATTCCGTAAGGGAAGCCGGGGAATGATAGTATCTGCGCCTGTTTTCTCGGGAAGGTCAGGCGTGTGGTCTGAATGGGGAGGGGCATTATCTCCTCCTGTTTACCATTCTTGGCTTTATGGGTGTCCGTGCGCTGGTTACGCCAAGTGCCTGTCTCTCCAGTTCGTTGTAGAACTGGGTTATACTGCTGATGTCCTGCTCCGCTCTCGCAGATGCCATCGAGTCGATGAACTTCTTTATCGCCACGTTGAACACATCGTTGAACGGCATGGTGGAGTCCAGCAGGAGCGAGGCCTGCTTCGGGAAGTACAGGAGTGATACCGTGTACTCGTCATCGGGAACGGGGAGAAAGCCTATATGCGTTGAAGTGAGATAGTAATAGAGCGGTTCGCCCTCATTGTCAGAGTCGTAATGAACACTCTCGGTCTGCCGCACCGGGAAGAGGAAATTGTCGTCGATCCATACGCCGGATTCCCTTTCTTTCGCGCCCCGGTACATGGCTACGAAATCGCTCATCTCGTTGTCCGCCAGGGCATACGTCCCGGTGCCGTCAGCGGTCGTGATGGTTCCGCTCTTGGTCACGGAGATGTCGTTGCGGTTGATAAGAAGCTGATGAATGTATTCCACGGCATCCTGGCAGTAGGCCAGCAGTTCGGTGTCGCCCCAATCTGTCTTGTCCGGGTCCTGATACCGCACCATGCAGGCATCGAGAAGGTTCTGCACTGTCGCCATCTACTTCTCCTGATCCTCGTCTATGCATTTCGAGCATAGAGAGAGTCCGTCAACGTCCGTCAGTTTCGTCTTGGGATACCCGAAACCGCACCTGTCACAGACCACCATCGAGGACACAGCCGCATTGGTAGCACCGCCCAGTTCGTCTATCTCTGTGATGGTGCTAGAGTAGTTTTCCAACATCGACATCCCCGACCTTTATGCCAAGATTGGCAGATATGTCCGCTTTCGCATCCGCTTCGATCTTTGCAACATCCAGAAGATTCAATTCATCTTCAATGGCCTTCTTGATGATGTCTGACTGCAACGCAACGGACTTGGCTGATATGACCTGGGCCTTTATTTGATTGACCGCGTCGGACACACCATCTCTGATGTCGAACGATGCCCGGTACGCTGTCATGTCGGACGAGTCCCTCACGACTATGGAATAGGTGGTGCCGTCGTCCTGCCTGATCTCTTCTACCTGAAACGCCATCACGTATCCTTAAATACGAGGGGGCCATTGCTGACCCCCTCCGTACTTTTTGCTATGAAGCTGCTGCCATGGTCTATTTGGAGTACACATCAACCGCAGCGGTCGGGCTCGGGTCGTAGATGAGCAGATAGATGTCGAACGCGGCAGTGTCGGTCCCGTCAGAGGTCTTGAACGTGAGGTCGATGTCGGTGGAAACCGTGTAGGGCTTCTTGTGGAACAGGCCGAAATCAGTCGCCGTATTGGACCCGGCAATGTAATCCGCCAGCAAGGCACCTCGGGTTGTAGCCGAGTAGTAGGTTTCCGTCCCTCCAGCCGTGACGGTCGCATCGGGGTAGACAAGCCCTTTAGTGGCAAGGCTTGCGCCGTCGATAAAACCGTCGGCGACGCCGGAATTTTTGCTGTTGGTTCCCACGTCCACCGTTTCTCCCGCGTCAACCGTGTTCACCACAATCCACGCATCGAGTACGGTCCACCCTGCTTTGAGGTCAAAACCGGTGTCCTTCTCGGTGGCGGTAGTGTTCGCCGCTTCGGTTGCCGTGACGGGGATCTTCACGACCGCGAGGCCGCTGTGATGCCCGTCAAGCTGGTTGCCGAATGCGAGAAAACCGTCCAGCGCGAGGTTGGTCAGGTTAGTGAAAGGAATAGCCATGAGCCACCCCCTTAAGCGCCGGCGTTCAGCGCAATATTCATCGGGTCAACCGAGCCTGCCCCTGCAAACCGTGCCGTTACCTTGAACTTCGCGTCGCCGGTCTCGAAATCGCCTTCCCGCGCAAAGGTCGGGGATTTGCGATTGAACCACACCATGCCTCTCGTATCATCCAATTCCCCGATGTAGTACCGCGCCGTGGTGGAGGTGATGTACGGGGTGCAGAAGAACTTGAGGTTGGGCCTCGCCTTCTTGAGCGCGTTGATGGCGTTGTTCGCGGTGTTCGGGTTCATGACGCTGCCGAATATCTCCGCCAGCTTCCACTCAAGAGCGGGGTTGCAGAGAATCCAGTGAACGCCGCCCACGCGGTTGATCTTCTTGCCGCGATGATCGGTCAGCGCCTCGAAAGCGGCAATGTCGGTCTGGATCGAGTCGATGGAAAGCGAGGTCGCGGTGTAATCGTTGCTCCAGGTGGAGCCGTCCAGCTTCACGTGGTCATCGTCGAAGATGTACTGGCCGTCTGCGGAGGTGAGCGTGTCGGCACCGTTGTTGAAGCCGTCATAGGCCGCGCAGTTGATGGTTTCAGCCATCGAGATGCCGAGTTCCTTCATGCCGCCCTTCATCTTGCCGTACAGATCGTCCTCGATTGCCTCCTCAGTGATGCGGAGGCCCAGGGCCCAGGTTTCGACCACGAACTTCTTGGACGGTCCCTGATACCTGGCATCGTAGGTGATGGGGGTGCCTTCGGGCTTCTTCGCCACGAGGCCCAGGCCGCTCATATAGGCCAGTTCCTCGTAAGCCTTCTTGGTCTTGTTTACTTTGATGAACTTCTTCCAATCCTCGCTGTAACGCTTGTAAGACTCGGTAGCCACAAGGTACAGGCCGGGGACATACAGTTTGTTGAATCTTGAACGGGATTCAGTAGCCATTTGTCATGTCCTCCTTAGATTCCCGCAGCGGCAGGCGTGTGTACATGCTCATGGAGCTTCACGACCAACTCGCAGTCGGTTCCCCACTCATTGCCCTGCTGCTCATACAGCCCAAGAACGTACAGCCCTGCGGCACCTGTTCCGAGGGACGTCACATACGCACCGGACTGTCCCGTTGTGGTGTTCCCGGTCCCGACCACCCAATCAGCGCAGCTTCCCACATCCGCCGCAGTAAGGGCGGTGGATGCATGGTAGTAGTGGATCTTGTAGAGCTGATGGGGGTCGATGTTCACGATTGCCGTGTAGCCTGCGGCGTTCCCTGCGGGATAGTACAGCGCGGGAAGGCCGTCGGCATCATAGAAGCCGACAACCACGCCGATGTTGTCCACGTTCGTTGCCGGAGCCTGTGCAACACCCTTGTCAGCGTCCAACTCCACCACATCGCCCCGATAAATGGCGGTGTTAGAGGGGTCTACGTCGAACTTCACGAGCGCATCGGGCTTCTGGGGTCCGATGGGCTCAAGCCCGTATTTCGCGGTAGCCATTGATTACTCCTTATTCGTCGTCTGTGCTGGCTTCGACCGGTGTTCCGTCCCAATCCACCTGGATGGGATCGCTGCCGGGAGTAAGGCCGTACCCGCCGGAATTGGACACCTCTTCCAGATGAACCGCACCGCTCTTCTCCACTTCTTTGATCTTCTCCTTGCTGTTCTTGAGCCTGTCGCTCGATGCCTTGGCTGCTGCCCTCCTCTTGGCTATGTTGTAACCCTTGGGTTGCCACATGAGAATGTGACGGCTGTAGCCGTGGCGCTCTATCGCGCCAAGCGCGGAAAAGTACTTGTCGGGGAGAAAGGCATGGTTCGTCCGGTTGACGGGAATCCAGTTCTCGCTGTGGTAAAACCTCGCAACCCGCTCGTCGGACACCTCGACCCAGCAGTATGCTCTTTCCTTTGCGTCCGTGGCCTGCTTCGGGTGGCCCTTGCAGAGTTCGTCAGGGAGCCGGAACATCGACTTGAACTGCTCGTCGATCTCGACCTTCCCCGCGTACCACTCTTCAGGCTCCTTGCTGGCCTCACCCATTAATTGCCGAAGGAACAGGTCCTCTTTGGACTGCGCCAGTATAACCTGCTCCGGTTTCGTCTCGGCGGCCTGCGTAGGCGCTGCCGGTTTTCTTTCATGCTCTTTTAGAACGTCTTTGACTGCCATATCCTACCTCCTGCACCTTGCCACGAACTTCGCGTACTCTTTCGGGTCGAAATCATTGTCCTTGCAGAACTGAAGCTGCTCCCTGGAAAGTCCCGGCTCGGTTGCCGAAGACTTCTTTGCACCCTCGACAACACCCTGCCCTCTCACCCGGTCTTCGCGCGACTTGTCAACCTTCGCAGACTCCAGCTTCTTGAGCTTGAGTCTGGTGGCTGTCTCGCCAACGATGCTCAGGAAAACCTCTGGTGAATTGCTGAGCAGCAAGGCCACTTCCTCGGGCGTGTATCTGCTCTGAAGAGTCTTCTGCGACTCTATGAACAGTTCGCTCCCCTGGTCGTTGATGTCCGGGTAATCGCGTACAAGCCGTTCCTCTACCTTCTGCCGTCTGGCCTGGGCCTGGGATATAAAGCTGTTTGCTTTCAGCGCCTCCCGCTCGACATCCATCTCCTTGCGGAGTTGTGCCTCAATGATGCGTGTGTGCTCCCGAATATAAGCGTCCGGGTCCACATCGCGCAGATGCTTGATCTTGTCGAGTTCCTGCGCCAAGCCATCCTTTACGAGCTGCTTCTGCCGATTCTCCCGCTCTTTCCGCAACTGCTCCTCAAGGAACGCCTTCTGCCGGTTGATCTCGCGCAGGCTGTAGCCCATGCTGGCTATGTCCTTCTTCAGCTTCTCAACCGTAAGATCCAGTTCCTTGGACGGTTCGGGCTCCTTGTCAGGAGGTGGTTCGTCTGCCTTCTTTGCAGAAGGCTCATCTGTCTGTTTCTCCTCTTCGGGTTTCGCCTTCTCCCCTTCGTCCGGGGGATTTCCGGGTTCCTCCTCCACCGAAATCTCGTTGAAATCGGTTTCGGGTGTTTCGTCTACTGCCACTTCCTCGAAAGCCATAAAAGCTCCTTGCGGGTTATTCTCCTGGCCTACCGGCCTGGGTTGCTCTTTTGACCGGGCAAACAAAAAGGGCGACGGTCAGATGGTCAGGCACCTGACTGCCGCCCTTGCTTGCTTCTTTCGCCGATACTTGGTTGGCCGACCAAATATCAGACCCGGTTTATATTATTGTTGCACAACCTCCTGTTTTTGAAATACGGACTTGAAAACATCGAGTATTTTCTGTCCGAGTTTTCTCTTTGCCTGCTGCCGCTGTTCGTCCTTCTCCTTAGGGATGTAGTCCGCGGGGAGGGCGATAATGATCTCCAGTTCCTTGATCATCGCCCTTTGGCTGTTAAGCCTCATGAGAACACCCTCTTCTGCCTCGATGGTGGTCGAGGGCAGGGAGAGCGTCTTGTGGAGATCCCGGTAATGGCTGTCCAGCCGGTTCAGGAGATCCTGCTGGTAGAGCAGGAAGTCCTCGCTCGAAAGAAGGTCTTGCCTCGCCATTACGCCATGCTCCCTTCAACAACATACTTTGCGAGTTTCCGCTTCTGGGATGCCATTGCGTCCTGAATGTCCTTCGGACCGATCATGTTCTTGTGCTCAAGTGCTGCGGCCATCTCCATCGAATCCTGGATCTTGCGCTTTATCAGATTCTTCTCAACCGCTTTCTGCATGTCGGGTATCGCCTGCTGGTCTTTCAGGGCTTCCCTCATCCTGCTGACCGTTTCACCGTCCTGCGCCGCCTGTCCGAGTTTCTGCTGATGCATTTTCTGCATCTTGTCCTGAATATACTGTTGCACAACCTGGGGGATCTCGGGGTTCTGCGCTACGGCCTGAATCAGCATGAGGAAGGCGGGTTCGATGTATATCTCCGGGTTCTTCTTGTCGTATGCCTGTAGAGCATCCATGAACAACTGCATCTGATTGGCGAACGGGAAGGACGCGGCAAGACCGAGGAGTTCCTGGGCCTCGTACCGCGCCATCATCTTGTTGTACGCGCTGTCGGAGATGCGGAGCGAGAAGTCGTAATCCTGCTGGAGAGCATCCACGTTGACGCTCCTCAACACCTGTCCGCCGGGGAGCACTATCTCGGCATCCGTGGGCATGTACCAGGCGTAAAGCATCATGTCGAGCTTGATAACGTCTTCGAGCTGCTCCTTGATCGGCTTGGCCTGGTAGGTGTGCTTCACCTGGGCCTCCTGCAAGATCATCCTCATGCCAGCCGCAGTCCCGGCCCCCTGCCCCATCGCCTGATCCTCAACGCCCGACTGGTACGAAGACATGGCGATAAGCCGTTCCAGGAAGGACGTTATTAAGTTGATGAACTCGATGTAGACCTGTGCCTTGACCCCGACATTAGGAAACACAATGGAATTGGCGTTGCCCACCACGGGGTTCGCGCCGCCGGGGGAAATGTCCAGTTCGTCCTGCAAGCCCACATCGGAGCCGTAGAAGAACCACGGGTTGATCTGCGCCGCGCCGGAATCGAGCATCTGGTTCAGGCAGTCGTTGATGGAAAGCGCATGGTGGCGTATCTTGTGCGGTACGCCAGTGCCGAACTGCTTGTTGAAATCAGGGAAGATCACCAGCCTCTTACACGGCTTGCCGATGAGCCCATAATACACATCGCGCACATACTGCTTGCGGATAACCGTTTCCGTGTTCTTGGCGATCGAGACTATCACCCAATCCCGGCCTTCCCCTATGTCGTACCTGTCGTAGAACGTCAGGACTTCGATTTCCTCGCGCTCGACCTCAGGTGCCGCCCCGTCACGGTCGCTGCCGGGGGGAAGGTCTTCATCATCCCTGGTGGTTGTGGCCGAATCAAGTAGTTTTTTCGTGATATTTATATAAACACCACCATTTTCCTTGCTGTTTTCCTCCAAATCGGCATATTTGAAGAATTGTTTACGTATTGTAGGGGTTTCATCCCAATCAGGGCAGATGTCAGGCCCGTAGACTTCGTTCATGAGGGCGTATTCGTTGACCACCTTGAAGATCCGCACATCCTTTTTCTGGATCTCGTCCACCGGCATTTCTTCAGGCCTGATGCCCTGCATGATAAGCGCCCTAAGACTTTCCTCGTCGGTGATTCTCTCCATCGTGAATGGGTTGACAGCCACTTTGCCCACGAACCGCTCTCCCCTGATTAGCTTCTGCTCCTTGTAGTAGGGGAAGATGTAGAGAGTGCCGTCCAGGAGGACGTTGTGTATCCATGCCGGGACATTGTCCTGCCACTTGATGTTGTGTGCCAGAGCCCATTCAGCGAACTTCTCCACCTCTTTGGCGAACTCGACACCCTTGCTGCTGTTGGGCAGGGCCTCCACGATGTCGCGGTCCTTGCCAGCCACAGCCGCCACCAGCCTAGGCTCCAGGTTGTCCACCACGATAGCCTCGGTCATGAGCGAATAGTTTGAGCAGTTCTCCCACGGGAAATTCTTCGAGTCCCTATCCCCGTCATATCTCTTGCGGTTCTCTGCCGCATCCTCGATCTTCTGCCTGCGGTATTCCGATGATTCGTACTCCCGGTAGAGCTTCATGAAGTACGTAACCATATCGTCCCTGTCCTCGGAGGGGGAATCATCCTCGACGGTAAACTCTTCGTTTCTCATCTCTTCGTTCTGAAAGTTCTTCGCCACTTCCTATCCTCCGTATCCAGAAAATGACCGCCTGCTGTAGCGGGGCTTTCTCTTCTTGGTCTTCCGCAATACCCTGTTCTGCCCGACCAATTTCACCAGGAGATACTGGAGAGCATCATGGACGTGCGAAAAACGGTTCTTGACCGGCTTGTCGCCAAACACCCCGTTCTGCACCTCCTTGTACCCGTAGCCACCCATGAAGCCCTGTATCAATCTGTTGCATGACTGGTCGATGAGAAGCGCCGGTTCTCCCCTGTTCGTCTGCCGGAGCATGATATCAACAGATTCGCGCCTGGGCTCCCAATCCTGGGAGGAGGGATAAACATCAATGCCGATCTCGCGCATCATCTGGGCATTCGATGTAAGACCGCCCCCGGCCTTGTTCGATGAGAACTTGAACTCACCGGCGGGATCGCCCCAGTCAATGTATTTGGCATCCGGGTAGGTGGCTAGGCACTCGCGCTTGACTCTCTCAGCGAAATCAATAATACCGGAACGGTCATCCCAAAACTCTCTAAGGATATGCACCACGCCAGGAGTGGGGATATATCCAACCACGCAGGCAGGGCAGTTTCCGGTGTTATCCCATCCTCGATAGATGGTGAATGCTTTACCGGGCCATACAATAGGGTTCTTGGCAACATGGAAATTGTAGCTGAAACTCCCATAAACATCCTTTCCAACCTTCTGGACACCGGGCTTGCCCTCGATGTAGCGGTCAATCCAGTCGGGGTCGTTCGCGTACAACCGGCGCATGTCGGTGTAGTAGTTAGGGTCAAGGTTTTCCTGGTTTTCTCCGGGTTTCTGCCAGAATCCCTCTCCGTCGGGCAACCTCATGTCCTGGGGTCCATAAAACTCGTAATAATCCGGCGATTCGATGTCTGGCGGGTTCGTGGACTCAATACCGAACTTCCTTACAACCGATTTGCCGCGCTCGTCCTTGGGCCATTCGGAAGCCCTCGGATAACGCCCGATCCTCTGCCGGAGAATGAGCTTGATCGAATGGTGGACCTCGGAAGACTCGTCAATGCCGTAGCCCGTTAGCTCAAGGGACCGGAACTTGTTCACATCCTCGGGCCTGTCGCACGACCTGAACAGGATCTCGATTTCGAGCGGCTTGAATGCCGTTATGGTGAAAACCTTGTCCTGCTTGTGGAACTTCCCGGCCCATGTCGGGTCGAACCACTCGAAAAGAGTCTTCATGGTGGTCGTCCAGAGCTGGTCGTTCGTGTTTCTCAGGATGAGCCATCGGGTCTTCTTGATGCCGTACTTGGTGTAGAGCATCTGGGGCAGGAAGTAGCATATCTCCCAGATCATCCCCGTCGTTTTCCCCGAACCTGCGGGGCCGACGATTGACCGGATCATGGCATCCGAGGCATGGAAAAGCTCGATGGTCGGGGCGGGGTTGTACTCAAGGTTTACCTGTTTCTCGCCCTTGCTCTCGTACTCAAGCTCGTATGCGACTTCGCCCATTACTTTCCCTTTTTCCCCCTCTGAATCCGCTCGTTGATGGTGGGCTGAAGCCCTTTATAATCCTTGGTCTTGATGGATACGTTCGTGGCAACATCAAGCGTCTGCGTCTGCCGCCATTGAGAGATGTTCTGCATGGCGAACACGCCGAACCTGGAATCGTAGTGCTTGGTAAGCGTCATGGTCGCCAGCTTGTTCTGCTGAATCATCTTGGCGAAATCGTACAAGGGAAGGCAGGATGTCGGGAACTTCTTCGCAAGATTCTCATACAGGTGGGAATCCCGGTATCCCCGGATGGACAAGCATTGCCCAAAGAAAATCTTCTTGTAGTCCATGTTGTCGAGGAAGCGAATCAGGAACTCAAGCTCCTCAACGGCCTGTTCCTCGGTCCACGGCGTGCCCTTCTCATGCAGCGGGGGCGGGTTCAGGTCTTTCGGGTCGATGCCAAGCTCGATTTGAAGGGTCTTCTTGTTTAGAGAGCCCTTGGGCCTGCCGGGTTTGCCCTTCTTCTTCACCCCACCAAGTACTTCGTCTCCCATTACGGCCTCCAATCCACCGTCTTTTTCTTCCAGTGCATCCACCCGCCAGCCCTCACGCCTGCCCACTTGCTCCATGCGGTAAACATCGTATTGCCGAGAGCAAGGCACGCTTCCCGGTAAATCGCGTCCGCTTTTGCGCGGGATACACACGGCTTGCAGTCGGCCCGGTAGAGATAGTCATGAACAACACCAGCCTCGTCCGCCGTGTGAGCGAACAGCACGTAACCGAGCAGAAGGAGCCGGTCCACGCTCTCGAAATCGCAGCAGAAGCCGGTCGGGACAATAATCTCACTGCCCAGAAGGTCGCTCTTATAGATCAAGGGCAGATTGATTCGCCATATCCGGGAATCGATCTTCGACGCTGAAAGATGGGAACGGAAACAGGCCATATCAGAACCCGAAGATCCTCCCGAGCAGCCGCATGATGAATCCCCTGGCAGCGTAGGCAATCATCTCGTCGATGTCTTCCTGTGTGAGCTGCGAAAGGTTGTACAGAAATTCCTGATCCTCGTCGGAAAGACCGGCAATCGACGCGATCAGCCCGAAGCGATCCTTCTTCTTCATGAGGAGCGCCCGTTCTATCAGCATCCGCTCCGGCGCGGCCATCGCCTGATAGATTTTCCTCAACCGCCTCTTATCGTCCTTGTTCATTTCGCACCCCCGATCCCGGCCCTCAATGCGCCGAGCCCCGTCCCGAGCAGGATCATGTCCAGCGCCTCGGAAACCGTCGCGTCGCCCGACAGCCAAGACAGCAGCGCCTTGACCACCAGCAACGCGGCCACGATGTAGGTTTTCTTGCCTTCCAGGGTCTTCATGTTCTATCCCCCATTGTTCTGAATCATCCGCACGATGATCCAGATGGTAGGTATCAGAGCCACGAGTGAGGCAATGAACGACCCGGCGAACGCGAGAATGCGCTCTGTCAGTTTGTTTTTCTGCGCCTCGCCAACGAGATAGCAGAGGCAGTAGAACGTGTGCTCTTCTTTCTCCGCCGGGCTCATGCGCTCCCATTGTTCCTTACTCAACCTGATGCTCAAGAGTCCGCTGCCGTTCGCCATGCCCGCCTATCCTTTCCATGCGTCGATAAATGTTATGCTCCCGTGAGATACGTCCTTCATGCGCCTCATGAACGCCTCAAACGTTGCGCCGCTCTTGCACACCCACCGCCTGCCGTCCGCACCGAACCCGATGTCGGACCCGAGCAGGATGCACCCTTTCGTGTCTTCCTCATCGTTTCCGGCGTGAAAGAGCAGGTCTGTATGTCCAGAAACAAGAACCTCGAAAGTGTCCTTGTGCTTCGTGCCGTGAAAACGGCGGTATTCATAGACGCCTGCCGGGATGAAAAAATGCTCGTCTGTCGGGTCAGGCTGCAATGTCCAGCAGAATACCCGGTCGCCTATCCGCAGGACACCCAGTGCACCGTCAGGGTTGGATTCCACGCGAATGATGAAGAGATTCGGACCTTCACGGCGCGTCATGCCACGAACCCCATTTCACCGAGAAAGATTTGCTCGGAAACACGAAGAAGCGCGAGAATTTCGCTCATCCTCATGCCGGATTGATAAAATCCCACGTCATACTCTCCCTCATCGTCATTGAGCAGGATGAGAACCGCCTTATTGTAGTACCCGGGAAGAGACTCTATCGCCGCATCAAGCATTTGCCTCGGTGTTTGAAGTGTCCCGTCATTCAGGCGCTCGGAGAGATACGAAACTTTTTTCATAACTATACTGTTGCATGAGAACAGGGTTGAC